CCAAATATGTATTAAAACAAAAATCTGAAGGTTCCTCTGAAGAACCATCTAGTGATGGAACTGTACCTCCTTTTCCTCCTCCAGCACCTTCTACTGAAATGACTCCTCCTCCACCTCCATCAGGTGAAGAAATGACACCGCCACCACCAAGTGAAGAAATGGGTGGTGAAGAAATGCCATCAGAAGAACCTGAAATGAGTGGTCAAGAAGGTTCCAAACCATCGGATTATATGGCTGAAATTCAAAAATTCGCAGGTAAATTAGGTCAAGAATTAAGAGACCAAAAACAAAAAATGGAAAGTGACGATATTAAATATGTTTTAAACATGGTCATATCTGCGGTTGATTTGGAGAAATTAGAAGAAGATGATTTAGACGATATTGCGAAAAAATTTGAACCTAAAGAAGAAGGTGAAGAATCCCCATCAGAAGAACCTGAAATGGGTGATGAAGAAATGCCGTCAGAAGAACCTGAAATGGGTGGCGAAGAATCTGAATTAGGTGAAACTATGGACAAACTAGAAAGTTTTATTAATACACCAATTGCTAATTATGGTGAAATTGATTTGAGTAAGTACGCTGATTTAGGTAATGAAGGTAAATCTGATATTCAAGAATTAGATTTGGATGAAATAAAGAGAGATATTAATGATTCGATAAATAAAACTTTGAGTAAATATTTCAAATAATAATGAAATTAATCTATGTCAATGAAATTGGTTCAGATTACAAGGGTCAGAAACAATATGAGTTCATTTTCAGTAAGAGCTCAGAATTTGACATGGATGAATGGTTTGTAATTCCTGCATCTTTATCTACAGGACAAAAATCACCAAACGTTGAATATATTGATTTGGTTGGTTTGTTAAAAGATACCAACCTGAATTTAGAACTGATTCAAAACTCCGATTATTTCGGAGTTATTGATGCTGTAGATGGTGTAATTTCATTAGCTTGGGAAAAATTTGATATTGATTCCGAAGATGAAAGATTGACATTTAAATTTGGTGAGACATTAGATAACGTAACCAAAAAATTAAAAGTAAGAGGTTACTTACTTATTAACGAAGAAATTAAATTCAAAACAATATGACAAGAGTTGAAATGGTAAGAAGACTTTTAGGTGAAGGTCTTTCCAGAAATACATTAGTAAATTTAACAGATAAACAACTTAATTCTTTATGTGAAAGAATGTTAAATGAGGAGTTGACTAAGCAAGTTAAGGTTTATAGCATGAATAACCCAAAGGACGCTGAGGCTATCAATACAATAATTAATGACCCAAAAAAAGTTGCGGATATTTCTAAACAAGGTCATATACAAGTAACAAAAGAAGAAAAAACTAAACCAACAAAGAAACAATTATCCGCTTTAGACAAAAATAAAAATGGTAAAATAGATAAAGAAGATTTCAAATTACTTAGAAGTAAAAAAACTGAAATGAAAGAAGGTGAAATGAGTCCTGTCAAAAAAGTGATTAATCGTATCTTTAAAAAACACGAACTGAAACCATATAAAACAATTACAACAGGTGTTAGAGGTTTTACAAAATCTGAAGGAACGGGATATAAATACGAATATGCGGGATTAGTTAGTTTTCGTGGAGTTTCAGAAGAACTTGTGAATCAAATGGCGAACGAGATGAAAGAAGAAGGTGTAATTGTTGGTGCTGTCAGAAAATCAGGTATTGAATTTAACGCTTATAAATTATCAAATGAAGATAATGTGGTTAATGAAAATGATAAAAAATGGATTCAAAAAGCGTTACGTCCTTCCAAAAAAGGTTCATTAAAAAAGGCGTTAGGTGCAAAAAAAGACGAAACAATTCCTGCAGGTAAATTGAAAGCAGCTGCAAAAAAAGGTGGTAAATTAGGTCAAAGAGCAAGACTTGCAAAGACACTTAAAAATTTAAAAGAAACTAAAGAAATTAGAAATTGGGTTGAAGATATTGTGGAAAATAATTATCATCCATTTACATCTAAAAATGAAATTATGGAGTTAATTAAAACAAAACTTAACGAGGTTGAAACAGCTGCGATTCCAATGCCATCAACTAAGGCTAAAAAAGGACATAATGGTGTTCCTGAATTTATGACATATGACTCAATTATGAGTTCAAGTGAAACAAAGGAAAAACCGGCACCAACTGAAACACCTGTAAGAGAAAAACCTATACCAACTCCGGGAGAAAAACCAAAAAAACCGTCTTACATACCAGGTCCCGGACCGGATCATAAACCAAAAGCGTTATCCGAGAAAAAAAGTTTGAAAAATGGAAATAAGTAAAAAAAATTTGTTATCTTTCATCAAAGAAAACATAGAAGAAATGGCAATGGACTTTGATACGGAAGATAGACCAAGTCCCGACATCCAAGCAAAATTGGCTGCCGGTGATACTCCTTTAAAAAAGGTACCGTTACCTAAAACAGGTGACGAACCAAACAAAAACTTTCAGGAGTTGCTAGCGTCTGAAAGATATAAACAAGTAATTCAAAAAGTTAGACAATATACTGGTGTTAATACTCCTTTGAGAACTATGGGTGATTTAGGTCCATTGACTCAAATGATGATGGGTGCTCATAATCAAATTGTTCAAACTGAAAGAGCACACAGAGACGCATTAGAAAAATTAGGTATTGAATTAGTTATGAAAGAATTTTCAATACCTGAAGGTGCTGTTGAATTTGATGCAAAAATTGTTGGTTTAGGAGAAATAGATGCTAGTGATTTTAATAGAGAAAATCAAGGACAACAAAACGCTCCTGAAGTTAATTTAGAAGTTGAAGAAGATTTAGCAAACGATTTACAAAATTTAGATTTAGAAAAGGCTAAAAGAAGATTAATAAACAATATAATTCAAGGAGCATCAAAAAGGGGTCATTACATGTACCATTATGTTGCTGATAAAATAAGAGAAATTACCGGTTCTGAAAATTTAATTAATCAATATGGTGTGTTAATGTCAATTAATGATACTCTATATTGGCAATTAGGTGATGACCAAATGCAGATGATGATGGGAGGTGGAGGTGGAGAACCTATGGTTGGTGGTAAAGAGTCCGTTGATAGAAATTCTGATCCACCAAAGATTACTGTGAGAGCAATAAACTTCCCTGTATTAGTTCATGAATTAATTAAAGGTTGGTTAGAATTATTGTCGCATCATGGTGACCCAAGTGATGAAGAAACATTTAGTGCGGTACAAGCGTCTGAAGATACATTAGAAAAAGAAATGTGGGATTTAAGATTAGGTCCAGCTATTTGGGACAGAATTAGACAACAATTCCCTGAAGAAATTTTAACTGATACGGATAAATACGAATTACAGAATTATTTAATTGCGGAAATATTCAAACTACCAGCAAGAAATTTCTTAGTATTTGCTAAAGAGGTCATAGGTGGTACTGATAAAGGTAAAAGACTTATGAATGAGTTAATGGATGGTATTGAAAAAATGTTAAAAGACGAAGAATTTGAACAAGCGGTTCAACAGTTCGAAAGTGATTTAGACGATATCACGGATGATACTGACGATGATGATTTACGAGATTTTCTTGGTGGTTTAGGTATAGACATGCCAAGTGATAATTAATACGAAAAGGTGGTTTTACCACCTTTTTTTGTATTTATATGTATGAATAGTAAAATTGAGCAGTTAAAAGAATATGCTCGTATTATCAAAGATGCTCCATATGCTCTCAAAACATATCTAACAACTTATGATAATACACAAAAGAAATTTGTTCCTTTAGAATTATTCCCTGACCAAGTTCAGTTAATTAAAGATTACGAAACTTATAATGAGAATATAACAAGGAAATATAGACAGGCGGGTGTGTCAACAGTTACCGCTGCATGGATATCAAAGAAACTTCAGACAGCAAAACCCGAAAATCCTGAAAGGGTTTTGATTATTGCAAACAAGAGAGATACCGCAATTGAAATGGCCAATAAGGTTAGACATTTCTTAGACCAATGGCCTGAATGGATTAATGTTGGTTTTCACCCGGATAAAAATTCAGAAAGTAGATTTAGATTAAACAATGGTTGTGAAGTAAAAGCGGTAGCAACATCTGCGGATGCGTTACGTGGTTATACTCCAACAATACTTGTATTTGATGAGGCTGCTTATATTGAAGCAGGAGAAGATTTTTGGGCGGCGTCTATGGCGTCATTGTCTACCGGTGGTAAGATTATTCTTATTTCAACACCAAATGGATATGACCCAATTTATTATGGTGTTTATGATCAGGCTCTACGTGGTATAAATGATTTTCATATTACTGATTTAAGATGGTTTAAAGACCCAAGATATACTAAGGATTTAAGGTGGATTAAATGTGCTGACATATGTCATTACATGTTGAATAGAGAACAATATAATGATGATGAAGTTGTTATGTACGATTTTGATATTGAAAAATATCGTGAGTATGAAGAACAAGGATACAAACCTTTTTCTTCTTGGTTTGAATCTATGTCTAAAAAATTCAAATATGATAGACGTAAGATTGCTCAGGAATTGGAATGTGACTTTTTAGGTTCAGGTGATGGTGTTATTCCAGGTGAAATACAAGAGAATATTGCAAAGAATATGGTTAGACAACCGATTGAAAAGTATATGCAAGGTACTCTTTGGCAATGGAAAGAACCTATTGTTGGTCACCGATATATTATGGGTGTTGATGTGAGTAGAGGTGATAGTGAAGATTTTTCAGCAATCAATATAATTGATTTTGATGATAGAGAACAAGTTTTAGAATATATAGGAAAAATTCCTCCAGATGATTTGGCGTCAATCGCATATAAATGGGGTATTCTTTATGGTAATTCATTTATTGTTACAGATATAACTGGTGGTATGGGAATTGCTACATCAAGAAAACTTCAAGAAATGAATTATAAAAATTTATATATTGAAGGTATTAATACACAAAATATTTGGGAATATAATAGAAAAGTAATGGATAAAATTCCCGGTATAAATTTTAATAACAAAAGAACTCAAATTGTTGCTGCATTTGAAGAACAAGTTAGAAAAGGATTCTTAATTAGATCGAATAGATTATTAAATGAATTAAACACGTTTGTTTATATTAATGGTAGACCTGACCACATGAAAGGTGCTCATGACGATGCAATTATGAGTATATCTATGGCGTTATATGCTGGTGATATATGTTTTAACCAACTTCAAAGAAATGAATCGGCAAATAAAGCCATGTTAGAGTCTTGGACAGTAAGTGAAAGAACATATGAACCTAATAAATCATTTTATTCATACGGAACGTCTTTTGATCCGGTTGGTTTAACTCAAATGGATAATCCAGGATTAAATTCTAATATGAATAATATATCATCAAATAAAGACGCATATCAAGAATATTCGTGGTTATTTGGTACTAAGAAATAACCTTTAAACTATTGATATTTTAGTTTATTTTAAACAAAAGTATTTACTTATATGGATAATCAAAATTTAACGGTATTTCAGAAACTCACTAAGATGTTTGGGTTTCCGGGTCAATCAAAACCTGAAGAAAAACAATCATTTACATTTAGTAAGGATGAGTTACTGAAAACGGATAGTAAAGAAGAATACGAAAACGCATTACTTCAAGCACAACAAAGTACATATATCGCAGATAAATGGGCTAAATTAGATCAATCACTATATAATCAATCAGTATATTATGAACCAAATAGATTAGCAGCATACTATGATTATGAATCTATGGAGTTTACTCCGGAGATATCTGCTGCTTTAGACATTTACGCTGAAGAATCAACAACAATGTCAGAAAAAGGTGAAATATTAACGATATATTCAGAATCAACCAGAGTTAAAAATATTTTAGAAGATTTATTTAGTAACAGATTAGACATAAACACAAATTTACAAATGTGGGCTAGAGGATTATGTAAATATGGTGACAATTTTATCTATCTCAAAATAAATCCCGAAAAAGGAATTATTGGTTGTCAACAGTTACCAAATATTGAAATAGAAAGATTGGAAGGTGTTTCATCAAAAACACCCAATCAAAATCCTGAAATGAAAATGCCAACTAGAGAATTGAGATTTCAATGGAAAAATAAAGACATGGAATTTCAATCATGGGAAATTGGACATTTTAGATTATTAGGTGATGATAGAAAATTACCTTATGGTACATCAATGTTAGATAAAGTTAGAAGAATTTGGAAACAACTACTTTTAGCCGAAGACGCTATGTTAATTTATAGAACATCAAGAGCACCGGAGAGACGTGTGTTTAAAGTCTTTGTTGGTAATATGGATGATAAGGATATTGAAGCTTACGTACAAAGGGTTGCGAATAAATTTAAAAGACAACCTATTGCTGACCCTAAGAATGGACAAATTGATATGAGATATAATCAAATGGCGGTAGACCAAGATTATTTTATTCCTGTTCGTGATCCAGCTGCGACTAACCCTATTGAAACATTAGCAGGTGCTCAAAACTTAGGTGAAATCGCCGATATAGAATATATTCAAAAGAAATTATTAGCTGCATTGAGAATACCTAAAGCTTTTTTAGGGTTTGAAGATGCTGTGGGTGACGGTAAGAATCTTGCACTAATGGATATACGTTTTGCGAGAACAATTAATAGAATTCAAAAATCATTAATTCAGGAATTAAATAAAATTGCGTTAATTCATTTATACTTATTAGGTTTAGAAGATGAATTAAATAATTTTCAATTATCTTTAACTAACCCATCTTCTCAATCAGAATTATTAAAGATTGAACAATGGAAAGAAAAGATAACTCTTTATAAGGATGCAACATCTGACCAATCTCAAATAGGTATTTTACCTGTTTCTCATACATGGGCTAAGAAAAATATTCTTGGTATGAGTGATAATGAAGTTATTCTTGATTTACAGCAACAAAGACTTGAAAGAGCTATTGGTTTTGAGTTAACTAACACACAAAATGTTATTAAACGTTCAGGAGTATTTGATAATGTAGACAATAAGTACGGTATACCCGAAAAAGAAAGAGAAGCAAGTGCGGGTGCTCCAGGTGAATCTCCCGGTGGTATGGGTGGTGAATTGGGTGGTGGTTCTCCTCCTCCACCACCTCCAACAGGTGGTGGTGAAGCTCCTTTAAGTGAATCAAAAAAATTAAAAATAACAGAAATGTTAGATGAAAATGAAGAATTTGATTTTAATAAGGCGCAAGAGAATATTTATGAAATAGAAAATAAATTAAAAGACATATTAAACGATTAAACATGAACAGTTTTGGTAAATTAAAATCAAAATTACTGACAAGAATATCTGAATCGTATTCTGAAAAAAACATGACAGATGTAAAATCTATTATGGAAATCATAAAAGAGAATAAAAGTTTCAAAGAATTATATCTATTTTATGAAGAAATAGAAAACAAATATTTTGAAGATAAAAATGTTGCGAAAGTATACGTTGAAAGTATAATTAATCTATTAAAAGATAAGACTAAAGAATTATATAAATTTAACAAAACACTTTACGAACATATTCAAGATTATAACTGTGATAACAATCAAGTATATGAATACTTAGATATTTTATCAGAGGATGATAGTTTGTTAAACATAGATAAAAAAGTATTAGCGAAGGATAATTTAATTAAGTTTTTAACAACTAAAAAAGAATCTGTAAAACTTGAGGAATCGGAAACATTAATACCAAATTTAGGTTTATTAAATGCAGTACTTGTCAATAATTTCAATGTTTTATATAATGATTCATTAAATGAGAATCAGAGAAAAGAATTAAAGGACATTTTATCATTTAATGACGAAGATTTAAAAGAAAAAACAAAAGAATTAAAAGAAGATATCAATCAAAAAATCAATGGTATCTTATCTGAGTCAAAATACATACAATCAGATGTTATATCAAAATTAGAATCTGTTAAAAAAGAAGTGGATTCTATGGAAATTTCAAAATACAATTATTACAAACTTAAAGAATTAAAAAATGGTCTTTAATTAAGACCATTTTTCATTTTATTTTTAAATTTAGCTTTTAATATAATTTCTCTTTTAACTACAGAGGGTTTCACGTATTCTTTTCTCTCTTTCAATTTTTGAATTTGTTTAATTCTATTCACCTTGTTTTTATAGTTTTTCAACGCGGTTTCAATATTTTTTTCTTTTGTTACATCAATAATAATCATAAAAATAAGTATTTGAAAAAAATATAAAAAAATTTGTTTTTTACTAAAAATTATATTATATTTTATTAACACCATAAAAATATTATAACATGAAAAATTAATGAAAACCGGTAAGTTTATTCCATTAGGAATTTACAATGATGTAAAAATTGGATATGGAACAGTAGATTCTAAAAATTTAAAAACAATTTATTTAAAAATTAATTCTTGGGTTCAACCAAAAAACGAAAATGAAGATTTTGATTTTACTATTTTGAAATCAAGAAGATTAATTAAAGAAATAATTTCTAATCTCAAATTAGAATATTTTAAACCACAATCTATAGTTGATTTAGACATAAGGACAAAAGGAATTAAAAAAGAAAAAAAATCCTTTATGAATTTAGAGGTTACTTTATACGTAGAAAAAAAGTTTGATGTTAAATCAAAAGAAATAAAGTCAACTATAAAATATATTACAGAAACCATTATCGATAATGGTTTATCTGACAAAAATCTATTTAATTTCTCTAAAAGTAAAAATTAGTAAATATCTAAGTATTTATAGTATTAATAGCTATAAATGAAGATATTAGGTCCCAATGATATTGGTGTAAAAGGTTACCTCATCGAATACGATGCAGGATACGTTTCCGCAGAAGATAATAAAGGAATAATTTCAGAAATGAAGGATATGGACTTTTCAAAAGACCTTATCCTTTATGCTGTTTTACAGAAATACGACACACCAAACAAAAATGGTAGAATTTATCCTGAAACCATTTTAAAAAGAGAAAACGAAAAATATCAAACAATTATAAAAAAAGGTGGGGCATTAAATGAATTAAATCACCCATCATCTTCTCTTATTGACTTAGACAGAGTTTCTCACTCAATTTTAGAAACATGGTGGGATGGTAAAATGTTAATGGGTAAAATCAAATTGTTTACTTCTCCCGGTTGGAAAAAAATGGGAATAGTCAGTACTAAAGGTGACCAAGCAGCAATGTTAATAATGAATGGTGCGACTTTAGGTATTTCATCTAGAGGAGTTGGTTCTTTAAAAAATATAAAAGGTCAAAACGTTGTACAAGAAGATTTTGAATTGGTCTGTTTTGATTTAGTGTCGTCTCCGTCTACTCCTGGTGCATATGTATTTAGTGACCCATCAGAGAGAGAACAGTATCAAGAGTCTATAGAAGAACCAAAGGTCGATACTGACAAAATGAAAAGTCTAATGGGTCGACTTGATAACTTCTTATCAAAATAATCAATTTTTTCCCGATAAACATATAATAAAACTGAATTTTTTATAAAATTCATAGTATTTATAGAATAATAAAACTAAATAAAGAAAAATGAGCGACAAATCTATTTTAGAACAAGCGTTACTTCAAGTACAAACACTTGAAGAAGCTGTAAAGCAAAATGCAAAAGGTATACTTGCTTCAACAATGAAACAAGAACTAAACGATTTGCTGAAAGAATCTTTAGAAGAAGAGGAAGAAGACGAAAAGTCTGAACCTAAAGAAGAGGAAACAGAAGATATGCCAGACGAGTCAGAAGAAGAGGAAGAAGAAGAAGAGGAAGAAGAGGAAGAATCTGATGAGGACGAAACTGGAAGTGACGAAGAAGACCTCGATAAAGACATTGATTCAATGGATTCGGACAATGAAATGGGTCACATGAATGATTTTGATTCAGAAGATTCTGATGAAGAAGTTATGGACATGACCGGAGCATCTCATGACGAAGTTCTTAAAGTCTTTAAAGCTATGAAACCTGAAGATGGTATTGTAGTTAAAAAAGACGAAGATGAAATTGAATTCAGTGATGGTGAGAACGAATACATTATCAAACTTGATGATGAAGACGAATCTTCAATGGTTTCTGAAATGGACTTTTCAGAAGAAGATGTTTATGAAGAAGATTCTGAAATGGAAGAACCTGAAATGAGCGATTCTGAAATGGAAGAACCATTAACAGAGTACATGGATGAAAATGAAATGGAACCTGGTACTGAAGAAGAAACCGTTTATGAAATCGAACTTGACGAAGATTCTGAAGAAGATTCTGAAGAAGAAACTCAAGAAGGTGAATATACTGAATCAGCAAGAACAATTGGTAATGGTTATCACGCAGGATTAAAATCCAAAAAGAAATATTATTCAGGAAATAAAAGAGAAGATTTAAGTGAATCTTATGAAAAATTAAAACAACAAAACGCAGAATATAAAAAAGCGTTAGTTCTTTTCAAAGATAAACTTAATGAAGTTGCAGTTTTTAATGCAAGTTTAGCTTACGCAACTCGATTGTTTACTGAAAATTCAACAACAAAACAAGAGAAATTGAATATTCTTAAGAGATTTGATTCAGTTTCTACCAT